CAGCTGGCCTCGTACATCTGAATGTGGTAGCAATGCTGGAACCGTAGACTTTGACGACCTGTACGAGCGCGAACTTGAAGTCGAAGTTGTTGTCCATGTGAGACGACGATTGAAGACCAAGGACAAGCTGGTACAGTTCGGTCTTAAGTGATCGGCTCTGAGAGCAGATACTGGCGACTAGCAATGGCAAAGGAGACGGTACTAGATGAATCGTACCGTTCTCCTTTGCCGCTAGTCAACAGGTTCAGAATCATAGCAGTAACCTCACCGGTATCTGTGCTAGAACAAACAGCCAGCTGGTACGAAACTTATAACAGTCAGATTAGATTGTACCAGCGCAATTTTCCAATCGAGCATTCAGTTGCTGTCGCAGCTGTAGCGGCAATGTCGCCATCTATGTCGCCAAGTGACGGCCTAATGGCTCTCCGAACAGTTGGTATGCATGTGTTTGAAGGCAAAGACTTGCCACCAATTAGGTCGTTCAAGAAAAATGTACAGCTGGCAATAGAAATCCTACGCACAAGTAATGTATACCTTCTGAAAGGTCAGAAGGTAAGGGATTTCTACCACGCTATTTACTGCGATGGGAAATCAGACCGTGCTCCTATTGACAGATGGGCTGCCCGGGAGTTCCCAAAGTGGCAAAAAGTCAAGAAGAAGTGGCCAGATGTAAATCTAAATGTTACAGATTACAAAAAGTTGCAAGACCAGTTCCGTAAATCAGCAGATAAGCTTGGTCTATACCCAGCTGAGCTTCAAGCAATACTGTGGGTAAGTAGGAGGGGTAATGGTTAAAGAACGAGATTTCTGGCAAGACTTTAAGCGTAAAGAGCTTCTAGTCACGCTAATCAAAAATGTACGGTCAGTACAAGATGTGATTGATGGCGATGGTCACTCAATCTACAAGAGCGATTGGCTGATCCAGCAGGGGTTCCCAGAGGAGCTCGTGCGTGGCATTGAGCGAGAGTTCACATCAGATTATTCAAGTGCCAAGTCAACAATCTTTGATGGCAACGGCAATATGGTTCACTCAATGACCGGTGTATCAGCACTGCAATTGCACTATGAGGTTGCTGCTTGGCTGCTGCTAGAAGGTGGCGTTGACTATAACGACACCTTGACTGGCAGGGGCTTCCAAGCTAAGGAGCTGGCGCAAGCAATCAGAAAGTCAGTTGGTATGCTAGATGTGCGGTGAGTACAACGGCTGGTCTAACTGGGAAACCTGGAACCTAAAATTGTGGCTAGACAACGATGAGTCTGTGTACAAGCAAGTATTGCTACTGGCAAGAACTTACTCAGACACATACGAAGCAGGTACAAGACTAAGAGAGTTCGTCGAGAGCATCTGGTTCCCTGAACTACCAGCCGGCCCAATGGCAGATGCAACTGGAATGTATCTGGCAGAAGTAAGCTGGTATGAAATAATGGAATCATACCAGAAAGAAACTGAAATCTAAATTAAATGCTTGTAGCCAGCTGACACACCAGCTGGCTACAAGCTTCTTTTTTATTTGAGTCCACTTAGCGTGCGCGCAACGGGCAGCCAGGGGCGGGAGCGCGGAGACATGCCCCACGGGGGGGTCGAGTTAGGCCCAACGGGGGGCGATCGGTACTATCACATGCCCGAAGGGGGGGCGGCCTAGGCTCCTAGGGCCACATGGACGAGTCTGCGTCCAACCCATTCCGCCACAGGAGAAACTACTCCGTTCCCGCAGCACTCGTATCTACGCGAGTCAGACCCCCCCATATAATCGCCGTAGAGGCCTATTTGCGGCCCGTAGAGCCCCGATTCCTGCGCCACTGGGGGTTCCGTGTCCACCCGTCCGGCCAGCCCATCAGACGCTCGCATTCCGTTGGCGTCAACCTCCGTGCCCAGTACGAGCTGTCCTCCGACGGCGTCCTCGGCCGAGATTCGCCATCCACCACTTCCGGCGTGGAGATTTGAGATAACACGTCCTGTAGGTCCTGAGGCACGTTCACCTTGCGCTTTGTCGTCCTTCGCAAGATGCCTGCAGCCGCCTTCGCACTCAAAAAGTACTTCGCCGGCACGGTCCGATCCAAGACTTGCCACAATGAAGACGCGACGGCGGCGCTGTGGGACTCCGAAGTTTTGCGCGTCCAGTATCCGCCACGCCACACCATACCCGAGTTCATCCATTTCACCGACGAGCCTTCCGAAGTCGCGGCCTTTAGAGGAGCTGAGTAGTCCTGGGACGTTTTCCAGCACCAGCCAGGAAGGCTTGTATCGCTCCACAAGGTCAAGGAAGGTGAAGGCAAGGACGGATCGCTCTCCGCCAAATCCTTTGCGCGGTCCTGCGACGCTGAGATCTTGGCATGGGAATCCTCCGGAGAAGATGTCCGCATCCCGCCAGCTATGGCTGGTGGCCCCGCCTTGATCGTCAGTGGGTCCGCCACGTCGTTGAACTTCGTTGGCTGCATGCTGTAGCGGCTGGGAAAGCTCATCAGCGGCAAGCTTGACGATGTCTCCAAGGTTGGGGACTCCTGGCCAGTTGTTGGCGAGGACTCCGCTTTGGTATCGCTCAATTTCGCTGAAGCTAACTGTCTTGATTCCTGCTCGTTCAAATCCAAGATCCATCCCTCCTACTCCAGAGAAGAATGACGCGTTCGTCAGCTGATTCGCTTTACGGTCACCCATATCTCTCCTCTCTTTAGCTTTCCGGCAAGCGCCACAAAAGCAATTGGCGACAGGTCAATAAACCCGTCGCCTTTCCTACTGCACAGGCAATCTCTAACGATCACCCTGATGCAGCCGCCATTGTAGCACACCTCAACCTTGTACGGCTTGTCGCCCCATTTAAAGCCTGGTACTGCTGCGTACATGTACCGCTCGCCAGTCCTGTACGGTGGGCATGTGTTCTTGTAGCCCTGTACGCAGTAGAATCCAGAGCGGCCGCTAGTTGACCCATACCAAGTGGCCCTGACCTTGGTAGTTTCCCCGTGTGTTGGGAAGACCAGGGCCAGGGCCAAGATGAGGGCTGTCAATTGAGCCTCTCCGTAGCTCTTTCAGCTTTTATTTGTTTCTCTGCCTCCGCATACTCACGAGGATAATGCTTCTGCAGGAAGTCCGTTACGTTCTCCATGGCCGAGGTAGCCCCGTCCTTGACGCCGTTGTTATAGGCCTGCTGCATCGCCTTCTGGATCTCCAAGATCATATGCGCGCAAGGTCCGCCCTCGCATTCGCAGTCCACCTCTATGTTTACCAGCGTCCTGTCTTCCTCTTCTTTGTACGTTGGTGTCATTTCATGCCCCCTTAAATGTTGCTGTCGTCCGGTTGAACATCAACTCGGTCCGACCCGTTGGCCCGTTCCTGTGCTTCGCAACCTTACAATGCACGGTCTCCACCGATACGTCAAGCGACACATCGGTTGAGCGCCAGAGCATGAGGACTACGTCGGCGTCCTGCTCAATAGCCCCAGAGTCCCTAAGGTCAGATAGCTTCGGCTCGTTGTTCTCTCGGTACTCGGATGACCGACTCAGCTGGCTCAAGGCTACCACAGGGATGTCAAGCTCCCTTGCGAGCGCCTTCAGTCCACGGCTGATCTCTGCCACGTCGTACACGCGGTTGCTCTCCTTCGTGCCCCTGTCTGGGGACATGAGCTGCAAGTAGTCAACCACCACAAGGTCAAGCCCATGCTCGTTCTTGAGGCGCCGGCACTTAGACTTCATGTCCCCGGGCGTAGCCACTGGAGCGTCTTCCACATAGATCTTGCTCTTCTTGATTCGCTCTGACGCAGCCATGACCTCTGTCAACGCAGACAGGTCAAGCTGGCCATGTCGAATCTCGTGTAGCCCGATCCCAGACACAGACGAGAGCAGTCGGCTGCCGATCTGCTCACGGCTCATCTCCAGAGAGAAGATGGCAATGGACTTCGCGTTCTTAAACGCTGCGTTAGCTGCCATGGTGGTAGCCAACGCCGTCTTGCCCACGCTAGGCCGAGCCGCGATGATTACAAGATCACCGCGCTGCCAACCGCCCACGATTCCGTCAATCCCAGCGATACCAGAAGGAACGCCTGAGGCCCCACCGGCCTGCATAACCGCAAGTCGCTGCATGGTCTCGTCCATGACGGACTCCATGCCAGAGAACTTGCCACGGCTACGGGACCTGCTGATTGAGGACACCGCCCTCTCTGCCTCGGCTAGTGCCTCCTCGGCTGTCTTAGCCACACGCGAAGCGTCAGCGATGCGGCCAGCTGCCTGGTGCACATCACGTCGGATCGCATTGTCTAGGACGATGTCAACGTACGCCTCAAAGTTGTAGCTAGTTGGCGTCTCCCTGATGAGGTCTGCAATGCCAGATGCACCGCCTGACTCCTGAAGCTTGTCGCACTTGGTCAACTCCTCAGACAGGGTGACGATGTCAACGCTCACGCCATCAGCGACGAGGGTCTTGAGCGCATTGAACATGTGCCGGCACTGCATGTCGTCAAAGTCAGAAGCGGAGACGCGCTCCATGACCTGCGCCGCAACCTCGCCAGAGATTAGGCACGCGCCAATAAGAGCTCGCTCCGCTTCACGGTTAGTTCGGGTCATTAAAAGACCTCCTGGGTGTGGTACGCCTCTTTAGCGGCTACCAAAACCTCTTGCAGGCTCTCTACCCCAATGTTCTCCTGCCGGCCCTGCTCGTCAATGCTAGCTGCGCATTCGTCGCACAGACCACGATCAATCTCAAACCCCTCAATAAAGCTCATCTCGCACTCGCTGCAGCGGTATACCTTGTTGCCGTATGCGTCTTCACTCATCTTCGTTCTCCTCCTCTTTGATTCTCTCCCACATGAAGCAAGGCTTCATCTTCCCTGAGTCTATCTTCTTCTTGTACTTGCCGCAGATGGGGCAGTCCCCATCGTTGACGTAATCTCCACTGCTGAGGACTTCCTCAGCCTCCCTCTTTTTGCCCCTCGGCATAGATTGCCTCCTCTAGCGGCACTTCCTTTACCGGACTGGGGAACCCAGTCAACTGGTAGTAGTCAATGCCATGCTTCCGGCAGTACGCTCGCAGGGACAGCCCCTGCTCCTTAGCGTCCTCCACAAACAATCTTAGCACATCTTTTTCAATTCGTGTCTTGCGTTCCTTAAATACCATTTCTCACCGCCTTTGAGCACCCTCGATAGTCTCGGCAGGCGTGGTACAAAGCCCGTGCCCTAGCCTTGCCAGATAGCCACTTGTTGATTAGCCTGAGGAATAGCTCTGACCACTCCGCCGAGTGGAACCCTGGTGTTGCCACATGGGCCAGCTCATGGAGCGCCGTGTCCTTGTCGTCGTAAAACGTGCACAGCATGACGGTCGGCGTGTCCTTGCCGGCCTCGCCTAGCGGACACTTCACCGCCTTAGAGTCGTGGTAATGGATCTCTAGAAGGGAAACGTAGATACCCTCAGCTACGGCGACCTTCTTTACCCAGTCAATAAGCGGCTGCCATAGCAGCTTAAAGCTGGCAGGAGGCTCGCCGATAAAGGCTACCTTACTTACGCCTGGCTTCTTTTTGGATCCACTCACCGAACACCTCGTCTAGTTTCTTTTTAGCTGACTCTTCGTCTAGCACGTCTTCACCACTTGCGGCTTGGTAGGTACGGCCTGGCTCTTTAAGATACCAAGCTGTCACCTTCCAACCCTTTTCCCCAAAGAGAATGATTGCTTCAACCTTTCCCTTTGGCCAAACCATCCCTTTCTGGCTAAGAAAGTTCATCTACGATCCTTTCGTCTAGCTGCTCATCTAGGGACTTCCCTGCCCATGGCTGAGGAGGCACGCCCCTGGTCACAAACGACCACTTGCCCTCACCGAGGGCGATCAGGATTTTAGCATAGTTCTGGATGTCATTCAGAGCGTCTCGCACGCTATCGTTGAACCAGTCTGGCTTAACCTTAGCTTTGCCGTCCACGATCTGCCCCTGCAGTGCCGTGGCCACGCGTGAGCACTTGTCCTCAGCTAGACGCGAGAACACCCCGTACGGCCCTAGCGCTTCAATGTTGCCTGGTCCGTAGCCGGCCTGGCGCTCGACCATGATCTCGTGAGACTCAATGGCCAGCTCCCTAAAGTACTGGACAAAGGCATCTGGTACTTCCCTCTTACCGCTCATCTTCCATCTCCTCTACAATCTTCTCTGCCATCTCTGGCGTGATGAACTGGGTGACTGAGATGGTCCGAAGACCACAGCCCTTGCAGTCCATCACGCGCAGGGACTTCTTGTTTACGACGACGGCCTTAGCCCTGTGCGGAACAAGCTTAGGCTTGCCGCAGGCAGGGCATGTTAGACCGTGCTTCATCGCTTCTTGTCAACCAAGGCAAACGCCAACAGTGACGTGCCTAGTGCCAAGGCCAGATTCTGCGATGCACCAGCAACGACTCCAAAGACTCCCGCAGCCGGAACAAAAGTGTCCCGGAAGCGAGGGTGAGATACCGCTGCGGTTGCTCCGCGCTTAACGTTAGTAAAAAACCCTTCAAGCTGCTTCTCTTCATCGGGCGTCGTCGCCATCCTCTACCTCCACAATCTTCAATG